CGGCGGTTACGCCCGTGCCCCCCAGCGCTATGATCCATGCGCTATTGGTCACATCGTATACGCCATAGCGCCCGTCATACGTCCCGTCGCCGCGTGCCCAGAGCGACAACTTCATGATCTCGCCAGCGGTGGCAACGATGTTATCAGATACAGTCTTTGGCGAGACTACGCCTGCACCTTGCGTTATCTTCACGGCATGACTGCCACCATGGACCGTGGCAGTCGATTCTACCTTGTCCCCGTTGCCGTCATCGGTCGTCTCCGTCCAGTTGCTAAAGTTATCTGATGCAGCGTCGTCGTCCGTCAGCGTGCCGGTCTCGAAGCCTCCGTTGGGCACCGTCACGGGCGTGTTGAACTGCGCGTTCACGGTCACGCCCGTCGGGTCGAACCACAGATCCGACATCTCCACCACCGCCGTCACGGGGACCAGGGGCCCACCGTGCGCGATGGCCTTCTCGTCCGCGTCGAAGGTGGAGAGGCTGACGTAGCACTGCCGCACCTCTGCGCTGGCCAGGGTCCGCTTGAGCTGGAACTGCCCCCGGTCCGGGTCCATCCGCCAGCGTAGCGCCTCCACGCGGTCCTTGAGATCGTCACGCGTGTGACCCATCACGCCGAACTGGAGCTTGAGGCCCGCTTGCTCCATGCGGGACCCCACGTACCGGAAGGGTCGTGAGCGCATCAGCCGCTCGTGCTTGGGCTTGTCCTTGGTGGAGAAGGCCCCCTCGATCGGCTGCTCCCACCGCAGGTTATTCGCCTCGGTAACCGCCAGCTCTCCCCCGTCCGCGTCGATGATGGTCAGTAGCTCGGTCATGGTGTCATGCCCCTGGATGCGGCCAACATACCCATGTCACGCAACGGCCGCTCGAGGCTACGAAGCCGCTCGCTTAGGGTGTCGATGAATTCGTCCGCGTCCTTCACGGTGATGGGACCGGTGAAGTTGATGTTGATTCCCCCGCCCACGACTGTCCCTCCGCCGCCACCGGCCGGGACTCCTGCGGCTGCCAGGCTTGGTCCTGCCGCAGGGATCGACGCCGCGCTCAGCCCGCCGAACTCCACGCTCAGCCCGCGCAACTCGTTCCGGGTGACCGCCAGGGCGTCGGCAATCCCGCGCCAACCCAACTCGAACGGGGTGGGGGATCCGGGCTTGAGGAAGTCGGGAAGCAAGTTGACGCCCGCGATCAGGTCCTTGATCTTCTCGATAACGTTCGCAAACCAGGTATACACATTCTGCACTGCCGTGGCGATTCCATCCCACGCCGTAGCCGTTTTCTCCGCCCAGTCCTTGAGCCACGTCACGACCGGGCTGTCCTTGAATGCCTTGAATTTGTCCCAGAGATCGATGACCTTCTGCCAGACGTTGCCAATCGCGTCACGCCAATCGTTGATTTTGGGGATGGCCGTGTCGCGCACCCAGTTGGTCACAGTCTCCACGACCCCCTTGGCCAGGTTCCACGCCGCGACAAAGGGATTATTCAGGAAGTTGGTCACGGTTTCCAGAGCGGTCTTAATGTCGTCCATCCGGGGTTTGATGTAATTCGTGTAGACGTACTGGACTGTGCTCGCGACCTTCTCCCAGGCTATGACCGCCTGGTCCTTCAAATCGGTCCACCAGGGGATCAGCTTCTCGTTGATCCAGGCGCCGATGTCCTCCAGAATGGGGACCACGTCTTCGTACCACCAGGTGGTGATGGTCGTGCGCATCCCGCCGAAATCCGTCTCCCAGGCGGTCTTGAGGGCAGCAATGGCAGCGACGATAAGCATGATGATGCCAACCGGTCCGGTCAGCACGCCCAACGCCAAACTAAGGACCCCCACTCCGACCGCCGCCGCCGCCGCGATCCCCCCTACTTTGCCCAGATTTTCGAGGAACTTGCTGCCGACCTCGCCCCCCACGGATTTGAAGGGCTTGAGGAATGGCGCCATTTTCTCCTCAATCTTGGCGACCATCTCGCCCCAGGACTTCTTGACCTCTCCCCATTTCAGGCCGAGCTTGTCCCAGACTTCGATCAGCGGCGACAGGACCCCCGCCTGCCCTTCGATCCACTGCATAGACCCCAGGTCGAAGGCGCCCTCGGTCCCAAAGAGCTTCTCTCGAATCCCGGCCTTCACCCCTTCGAAGGCCGTGTCCAGCGTGGTCTTGATCGTGGCCCCCGCACCGCTCATCGCCTGCCCGAGGCTGGCGCCCCCCAGCGCATCGCCCAGTGCCGCCTTCAGGCCGGAGGCGAGGCCGGCAGAGAGGCCCTTGCTGAGCTTCGTCGTCATCGTCTCCATCTGTTCTTCGATCTGGAGCTGGCGCTGTCGCTCTTTCGCCTGGGCCATCACCTGCTGCAGGATGCGCTCCTGGAGCGTGACCTGCTTCTCCGCCTCCTGCACGACGAGCTTGGCGGCCTCCATCTCTTTCTGGGCCGCAGATACGATCTCGTCCTGCGCGTCGACCTGGCCCTCGAGGCCCTCGATCTTGTCCTCCTGGTCCCGCTGGGCCAGTTCTGCCGCACGTTGGGCGTCCGTCAGCTCGCCCTTCTGCCTTTCCTTGATCGCGTCGAGCTGCCGCTTGTTCAGCCGCTGGAGCTTCGCCCCTTCCAGCTCCACCCGGTGCCTTTCCTTCAGGTCCTCGATCCCGCGGGAGGACTCCTTCCGCATATCGCCCAGGGCCTTACGCTCGGCCGCCACCTGGTCGCGCATCGCCTGTTGTTTCTCTTGCGCCGCGTTGTAGCGATCCTGGGCAGCCGTCAGGGCGTCGAGCGGACCCTGCAGGGCCGCCTGTTTCTCCGCGAGATCCACGAAGAGGTCGCCGTATTCGCCCGTCTGGGACCGGATGCTCTCCAGCACCTCGGGCGTCAGTCCACCACCGGCCAGCGACTCCGCGATCTGGGCGTTGAGCTGCTGGAATGCCGCCGATGCCGCTCCCTGGTCTTTGCCGAAGATCAGCCCCAGCGCCTCGCGCAACGGGCGCTGCAGGGTCTCCAACGCGGTGAAGTCCGCGTCGCTGAAGCCCTTGAGATACTCGCCCATGGCCTGGGACCCCCACTCGGGGAGATCCGGCGCCACCTTGGGCGGCGATCCGGGAGCCAGCCAGGAGGACAGCAGGCCGGAGATGAAGTCCATGGCCGTGGTGAGCGCGGACGCCGCGCCCTCGACGAAGCCCTCGGCCAGGCTGCTCACGATGTTGACGCCCCACTCCACCGCGTTGAAGGCCACCTGCTGCAGGCCCCCGCCGAACTCGGTCCCGAAGCTACGAACCGAGTCCACCCCCTCGGTGACCAGGCCGGCCAGCCCCTCGGTGATCACAGACAGTCCGGCCGCAAAGGTCTGCGTCGCGGCCTTCACCTCGGGTCCCTGGAGGAGCTCGAGGATGGACCCCAGTCCCTGCTTCGCCACGTCGAAGATCGGTTCCGAGACCGTCTTCTTCGTTTCCCACCACCAGTCCTGCAGATTGGAGACCATACCCTCGAAGGTTGCGGATTGCGCCTCCATCATCCCGCCGAACTTGCCCTTCATCGTCTGCAGCAGGATCTCGGTGGCCTCGGGGAGAGGAGAGAGGAGCTCGCCGGACTTGGAGAACTCGAGCCCCATGCCCTGGAGCTCTTGCCGCGTGACTATGCCCAGCTCCTGGAAGCGCATGATCGCTTCACCGACCGACCCAGCAGAGAACCGGCCGATGTAGCCCGCGATCGAATCGAAGGCCTGCCCGGTCCCTGCAGCCACGTCGCCGGCGATAGTACGGATCTCGTCCGCCGCGAAGCCGAACCGCTGCTGTGCGTTCTCAGCCGTCAGGCCGAAGGAAAGCAGGATCTTCTCGGCGGTGATGATGCCCGGTAGCTCGAAGGGGGTCTTCTGCCCGAACTCGGACAGCGTCGCGATCCGCTCCGTGGCCGCGTCGACACCACCGAGCAGGACGGATAGCTGGGTCTGGTAGCGCTCGAACTCTTTGTTGCCGGAGATGAGCCCGCCGGTCAGCCCCTGAAAGGCGCCGGTGAGCAGCTTGATACCCTGCGCCGCGAATCCGAACTTGGCCAGGGTGCCGATGAGGCCCGATAGCCCACTGCCGGTCTTCTTGACGCTCTCGGTGACGCCCTCGAAGCCCTTGCGAGCGCGCGCCGTCTGCCGGTCGCTGTCGTCTCCGACACCACGGATGTGTTTGGCAACGTTCTTGACGCCGTCTCCGATCTTCCAATCGAAGGCGCCGTAGACTTCGCCCAGATTGACTGCCATGATCAGTACCTTCCGATCACGCCGCTAAAGCCGCCCGTGAGTCCGCCCGGGCCGAAGGTCAGGTTCCCCCCGGATCCATTCTTGCCCATCGACGCCGTCTCGGAGACGATACCCCGCAGGGCGATCGCCTCGTCGAAGCAGTAGGCAAGGTACGGGTCCTCAATCCGCATGATCTCGGACGGGCGCTGCGCGTATCTCCTCGCCATTATGTCCAGGTTCAGCGCCGCCTCGCTTCTCACGAAAGGGCTCCAGCGCCGCAGCGCCTCGCAAAGCGTACGCGGAGACGAATGACCGGTCCTCGTCGGTCAGGTCCCCGTGCTCGATCTCGCCGTCCGCCGGGGGACCGTCTCCCACGTGGATCTTCGGATCCAGCATGGCCTGCTCCACGATCCACGACTGCATCTCAAGGGCTGGCATCAAGTCCTGCTCAGCCGCCCTCGTGACGGCCGCTTGCCCTTCCTCGACCACGTCCTTGACGAGGGCCGACAGTTGGTTCGGCACGTTGCCAGCGAATAGGCACACGCTCAGGGAGATGGTGCGCAGCCGTGCTACGTTGCCGCTGGGCAGTTCCATGATCTCGCCGCGTCGGGTGGACCAGGACGCCGGAGGGGTGACCTTCAGCTCTTCCATTCTCACCTCGTTGAGCCCCCATTACGGCGCAGTATTACGCCGTAATGGGGGATAGGGCCGCCGAAGCGGCCCATTAGTTAGCTCAGCACACCGATCCGGTACATGGCGCCACCGGTGGGAACGCCCACCAATGCCACCCCGTTGATGTCCGTCGAGGTCTTCTCGGCCGCCCACTCGAACATGATCGGGGCCCACTTCGCCGAGTTGCCCGCGTCCGGCGGGCTGAACGGACGCGCCTTGGCCCTGAACACGGTCAGGCGCAACGTGGCCGCCAGCTCTGTCGCGTCGTCAATGGCCGCCAAGTCCACGCGCAGGCCCACCTGAGCGGGCGTAAGCTCCGCGTCCTCGCCCATGTAGTAAGACTTGGACTCGCCCGAAACACCCGTGACACTGGTCTTGCCGTAGAGCTTCTCCAGGACGGCCTCGGCCCACTTGTCGCCGCCGATGGTCCCCGTCAGCCGTTGGTTGTAGTAGACCTCCTCGGTATCCCCATCGCCCTCGAACGCGATCGTCTCGAACTCCTGCGCGATGGTGAGGGTGTTGCCGAACGGGATGTCGGTCGTAGCGCCACTGGTCAGTACCGCGGCGTCCTTGATCCCCGTCACTTTGTAATTGCTCATCTGTACCTCCTGCTACACGCGGGACACGGTGAACCGTGCCCACTTCATGACTTTGTCCCAGGCATCATCCGTCTCTTCGTCGGATTTACCGGCATACTCGCACCGGAGCCAGTTCCGATCCTCGAAGGAAAAACCCTCGTACCCGTTGAAGCGAACCTCGAGCCTGGTGATGATCTTGTCGATAATCCAGTAAGCCTGCAGCGGGTCGTCGTAGACCCAGAACGTGAATTCCTGGAGGCGGGCAAGCGCGTCGGTCGGGGACTCTGAACCCATGCGCAACGCCAGAAAAGGCGTCGCCGAATCCCGGCCCGGGTGCTTGCCCGCCTGCGGCATAATGCTGTTCGCGCCGTCGCCCAGCATGGCCTTCAGCGTCGTATCGCCGGTGCACCGGTTGATGATCTGTAGCTTGAGCGGCGTCGTCATCGTGCACCCCAGATCTCAGACAGAGCCTGGAAGATACGCCCCGAGTAAGCGAAGAGCGTGGGCCAGACGATCGCGTACTTTCCCGCGTGCGCCAGTTCCAGGAACTTCACGTAGTCGGGCGGCCCGCCACCCTTCGCGATCAGCCGGAGCACGTCGCTTTTGTACTCCGTGAGACCCTGCAGGCTGGCGCGAGCGTTGGCGGTCCTGTCCTCCCACCGCGCATTCTTGCGCATCTCGTTGCCGATCTCCTCGGCGAATCTGTCGAGGACGTCCCGGCTGTTCTTGAGGCGCCGCTCGTGTTCCCGGATGAAGGCCTGCGCAACCTCCGCTTGTCCGGCCATCACTTCACCCCCGTCAACGCCAGCACGAGATGTGGGCCCCAGTCGCCTACCCAGGTCACGGTATACTCGTTCGAGCCCGCGTCCTGGATGGTGCGGCCGGCCACCAGCGCCGCTCGTTTCGCCGCCGCATTGGAGGACAGATCCACGTAAGCCACGTGTTCCGCCTCTACGCGCACGCCTTCGGGGAGGAGAGAACTCCGGCCCGATGCCGGCTGGATGTCCACATTCGTCACACTCACGGCAGTCAGTGCCCGCTCGCGCATGATCCCATCCTCGCCGGTGTAGGTCTCGGTCCCCGGATTCACCACCGAGATGGTCTCCAGGTCCCCGGACATGCTCTGCGTGAACCACTTACTAGGCAAAGGCGTTTTCGTCCTCTTCGTCGAAGCCGTCTACTACGAGCTCATCGGTCTGGATCGTGACGCCGACCTCCGCTCGCAGTCTGGCGGCCTTGTCGACCAGGCGATTGCGTCCCACGGAGACACCGCCCCGCGAATACGACTCGTACACGTCATTCTGCGCCATGTAATCGTAGCAGTCGGCCAGGGCCAGCTTGCGCAGGTCCCCCGCAGACTCGCCCGAATACTCGGTGAGGAGGAGGTTGATCGTCGTGTCGCTGAGGACGCCCGTGTCCGTCGTGGTCATCAGCCGGACGTACTGCAGATTGGTCATCACCATCTGCTACATCTCCAGGGCTTGCTTGATTCGGGCGACCGTGGTCTTGCCGATGCCAGGCACCTTCTCGATATCCTCGAGGGTGATGCCCGGCTCGGCCTGACTCGTCTCGACCATCGCCTCCAGGAAGGAGGCCAGTGCCTCCCTCTGTTGCATGGCCTGGATCCGGGGATCGCGCGACCGCAGTCGCCGGATACGAACCCCCGCATCGATCCCGAACCGCTTGCCCAACTCCTCGGCCGCGGCGACCAGGCGGCGTTGTGCCGCGTGGTCCCTCGCCGCCAGTGCAGCTAGTTGCATGGTGCCTCCTAGTTGTCGGTGAAGCTCAGCTCCAGCCAATTCGTGCCGTCGCAGATCATGACCAACACGTCATATTGGTTCAACGTCCTGTCCGTGTTGAACATTTGGATCCCGGTGTCTTGCAGGAGGATGTCAACCGCAGACTCGTTGACGAGTATCACGATATCCCCCGCCACCGTCGCAGTGATGGTTGGTGTGACAGCGCCCGCCGCGGTGATTGGCTGGTATGTTCCCGTTGGGATGAACCCAACCCCATCCGTCACCGTGATGGACGCCTGAGCCGTGAAGCGCCCGAATAGGCCCGTCACGACGTCAGATGCCGCGCTCAGATCCCCGGTCACGTCCAGCGTGCCGAAGTTCTCAGCATTTCCTGAGCTGTCGACCCGCCAGACGTCCGCACCCAGATAGTCTTCCACCACGATAGAGTCGGATGCCTGGGTCATGTAGCTGGTCACCTGCAACTGGACGTTGTCGCCCTGGCCGGTGATGTGGACCCTGTCCTGGATGTCGACGGTTCCGTTGTCGTCGTCCAACGCTCCGGTCAGCTGCACCGTCCCCGTGAACACCGTGTTCCCCGTCACCGTCATAGCGCCGGCCACGACCACGTTGCCGCTGTTGTCCACCGTGAACACGTCCGTACCATCAGACTGCTCTACCACCAGACTCAGGTTCGTCTGTGTGGTATAGCCCTGGATCGTCAACTGGATAGCATCGGCCGCACCGTCCACTATCGCGTTGTCCGCGATCGTAACGGCTGAGCCCGCATCAGAGATTGCCCCATCGACGTTGAGGGTGCTATCCAAATCCACCGCCCCTACGGCATTGAGTGTCCCCGCAACGACGGCGTTGCCGTTCGCGTCGACCGTGAACACGTCCGCGCCGCCGGATTGCTCGACGACGAACTGTTGCACGGTCGGCGTGGCGTAGGCAGTCACGGTCAGTTGTACAACATCTGCCTGTCCGGTCACGGCCACGTTGTCCGCGAATGTGACCGCGGTCCCCGCATCGCTGATAGCCCCATCGACGTTGAGTGTGCCGTCAAGGTCAGCATTGCCCACGGCATTGAACGTGCCTGCAACCACCACGTTACCGTCGTTGCTTACCGTGAACTTGTCCGCGCCGGCGCTGGTCTCTACCGTGAAGATCGCGCCCGTCTGTGTGGTATAACCCTGCACCGTCAATTGCACGGCATCCGCCTGCCCATCGACGATCGCATTGTCCGCGATTGTGAACACGCCAGCGGAGTCACTGACGTCGCCCTGCGCGTCCAACGTAGAATCGAGGTCGACAGCACCTACAGAGTTGAACGTCCCAGCGACCACCACGTTGCCCGCATTGCTTACCGTGAACACGTCCGCTCCGGCGCTGGTCTCTACCACCAGGATGTTATTCGTCTGCGTCGCGAAGCCCTGGACGGTCAACTGTACCGCGTCGGCTTGACCGTCGACCACCACGTTGTCGGAGATGGTGAACGCGCCACCCGGGGTGGACACCCCGCCATCCTTGACCAGCACGCCATCGACCGTCACACCCGAGGCCGCCGTGGTCTCGTTGATCGTGTTGGTCTTCAGCGCGCTCCCAGCTATAGCCGTGAACGTGTTGGCCGTGAACTGGAAGTCGTCCGCGCCGGAGATCTCCACGTCGATCTGGTCATCGGTGTCGGCCTCGATCGAGGTGTCCGCGTCGGCGTCCAGATCGATCTTGTTCGAGTCCATGTCCAGGTCGGAGTGGAACAGCGCGCCGCCGTACCACAACGTGAACTTCTTGGTGAGGAGCCAGCCGAAATTTTGCTTGCCGACTCCCACCTCCGCGGACACCGGCACGTTCCACGCCACCAAAGCGGCGGCGAGAAGCACGAGCACCGCGACTACGTACAGAAATCGTTTCTTCTGCATGTTCTAACCTCCATTGTCGGATGGGGACGAGCGAACCCGCCCCCGTCCGATCGGACTCTGTCCTGTTTACACGCTCAACGGTGCGCCGTATCCACTCGGGATCGAGTGACTGGATCCGCCGATGTAGTACGTCACGGCAGCGACCCGGTTCATGACCCCGAAGCCACAGTACCGCAGCATCCGCGTGCCCTTGTGGTTGTCGTCCACATTGAACGCCTCGGTGAAGAAGCCCTGCAGACTCGGATCGTCGTACTCCCGCATCCTGACCACCGGTCCCGCGCCCTGGGCATGTGCGATCATGTAGCCGGAGGGCAGTGCCCTCCACTCCACGATCCAGCACTTGTTGACCTTGCCCAGGACCTCGTCACCGAAGCCGCGGTCGATGGAGGCGCCGATCTGATCCGTGTTGACGCCGTAGCGGAGATCGGGATCGCCTCTCTCGATGAATGCACTCAGCGATTCGATGGAGGACGTGAGGCTGGACGATACGTAGACCACCACCGGTCCGGAATTGCTCGGATGCTCCATCAGCTCGTCGTAGATGGTGCTGAACGGGTTGTTGGAGTCGTCGATCCCGGCCGCCTGGGCCAGGTAGTGGTTATCTATGGAGGCTGTTCCTCCTACCCTGACGTAGGTCACGGTGTCGTTGTTCGCCAGCGGCTGGATGGTCAGGCTCCCGAACTCCGGATCCGTCCAGGTCCAGGCCACGTTGTCGAATACCGCGGCCAGTATATGGCGTCGCATCCAGTCCACGTCCATGCGGATGGCCCCGAGGGTGTTGCGGTTGGCCTCCTCGACGGTCATCAGTGCCCGCGTTACCCGGTTGTCGCCCCAGGCCGTACCGCCTGCCTGGATGGGATAGGCGATGTCGTAGTACCCCGAGGGACGCACCGGCCGGGGATTGCCGTTCTCATCGAGCGCCTGCAACGTCCCCGACCCAGGAAGCATGAAGCGGTCCGAGTAACCTGTGGTCCGCTCCACGAAGCTCGCCAGAAGACCATTGAGCTGCCGCGTGTGCTCTGCCGCGCTTTCCTGGATCGCCTCCCAGATGCGCGCCATGCCCACGGTGGTAACTCGCTCTGTAGCCAGGCTCGCGTATTGCACGAACCCATATGCCAACGTATTATTGGCCATTGCTCTCTCTCCTATTCAGTTCTGCCGCGCTATAGATCCACGCGCAGCGCTTTGTCGGCGGTCGTGTGACCCCAGATTGGGACCACGGTGCCCACGACCAGGGTCACGGTGCCGGCCGCAGTCGCCAACCGGCCATCGTTCGTGCTCAGGTACACGTCAGCGTCGTACGCTAGATCGCCGAGGATGTTCCCGAGATCCACGATGCCCGTGCGCAGCGCCGTGAGCGTGATGCCCGCGGCCGCGCTGGTGAGCGCGATACCGCCACTGCGGGCCTCCGCGCTATCCGTCGCGTTGCCGTACTCGATGGTCCCAGAGGTCGTGTTGTACCGCACATACCTACCGGCTACGATCGCTTCCGCTGCCGGGCCAGTGAATATCTCTTTCATCTCCACCGGGTTGACCGCGGTGGCCGTCGGTGCAGTAAGATCAGCCATGATTTACCTCCTACATTCTGGTTCGATAAGATTGTTTCCGGCGCTCCTCGTCGGTGATGTCCTGCGTCGCGCCCCGAGTGGGGCGGTTCGCCGGTGCACCGGGAGTCCCGCTTACGATCGGATTGTCCGTGATCCACTGGTCAGCCGCTGCCTTCACAGCCTGGGCAATCGCGTCCTGATCGGCCTCGCCGCCTACCTCGATGAAGGGCAAAATGTACTTCGCCCGCCCCAGGTAGGGCAAACGCTTCTCGTCTGCCGCCAGATAGTCCCTGAGCGCGACGCCGATCTGGATCCTCCGGAGCTCGGTCATCGTCGTGGCGTGAGCGTCTTTTTCGTCGCTCAACAGCTTCTCGAATTCGCCCCGCTTCTTGGCCTCTGCCTCCTCGGCTTCCCTCTTCACCCGCTCCTGTTCGGCCTTCCAATCGCGAATCTCTTTCAGCGCGTCGTTGACCTCTTTGAAGCGAGCGTAGGGGACCGTCTGCTCGGGCTCCGCTGCTGGCGGTTGCCCGGGCTGCTGTCCCTGCGATTGCTGCGGCTCCTGCGGTGGCTGGGGAGGCGTGCCGGTGTTTTGCGCCCCCGCGGGCGGTTCCCCGCCTCCGCCTGGCTGCTGCGTGCTATTCTGTTGTGGATCCTGTCCTTCTGGCATGTCTACCTCCGTTTACGTTTTTACGGGTGCGACCCGAACGGATGAAACAAAAAAGCCCCGGTCTCCCCGGTCGAGCTTGACGCCCAACTGGGTGATGGGGCTGAATACCCTTGGTACCCGGCCTATTCGATTACTACTTCGCTGCCCTTAGCTTATACCTCCGCTCGATCCAGCGCACGATCATCAACAAGGCATCGCGCACCACCATCATGAACGCCTGGAGGTCGTCGGTCTCAGTCACTCCTCTACGGACTCCCACTCGCTCAGGTTCGCCGCAATGTACGCCAGCGCCGCCTGCCGTGATTGCTCCCACGTCGCGCCGGTACCACCAAACAGCGCCATCCTCACGTAGTCCGTACCGCCGCGTGAGAATGTGACCACCGGCGTAGACTGTCCGCCCCAGTTCCCAGTTGCGCCAGAGTGGTCAATGGTCGCCGGGTCCACACCAAAGATGGTGCCCAGCCGCTGCTTCATGGCGTCAATGGTCAGTGTGTCCTCGTCGAACAGCGTCTCGAATATCCCCGCGTCGCCGTCTAGCCGGATGCGGTCGTGGTTGTTATGCTCATTGCGCGGCGTGCCGTGTACGCCCAGTGCCCTGAGTGCCGCTATGAGTGTGTTGCGCTGTGTTGCATTCAAGTTGACGTTTTCGATGCCTAGATACAGGTGTTTGTTCGCCATCGTTACACCGTCGCCAGTGAGAGGACTTCTGCGGGAGCGAGGGCGCGGTCGTAGATGATGGCGTGAGAGAGGTAGCCGTGCCAACCCGCAACCCACGGAGCACTTCGCCGCGCCCCGATGTTACACCACGTAGCGGCTGGGACGCCAACCCAACCACCTAGCGCGACTTGTGTGAGCCCAGCCTGCACGCCATTATAATATCCTCGCATCTCATTGGCTAACAATGGCCCAGACCATGTTATAGCATGGTGCATCCAAATGAGACTGGCACTTGCCTGATTCACCGTCTCAATAACTCCAGCAGCCACATATCTGTATTCTGGAGTATTCGCCGCATTAGTCTTCAACATTCGGCTTTCGTTATTGCCATCCGCGGCTACTGCCATTGAATGCCGGAAGGCTGCGTCTGCCCAAGTGCCCGCATTGAACACCTGCGCCCATATCGCCACCGTGCCAGCCGCTCCATTGAAGGCCGCGGCCAATGCCGCGCTCCAGATATCAACAAGGTCGTTGATCCCATCAAACAGCGGACATGGGCTCCCATCCGGTGCAACTCCGCCCCCCAGCGTCGGCCCGACATACGTCCCGTTGTCACCGACTACCAACTCAGTGGCCGCCGCTCCTGCCGTATCCCACAGCGGCCAGTAGCGGATGGGATTAGTGGCTAGTACCTTTTTGGCGTATGATTGCGCCGATGCGCTTGGCCCTGCCCCCACGGTCGGTAGAGATGGCATTCTACACACTCACAATCGCATATGTGATGATCCCGTCTATGGTGGCCGTACCAGTGTCACATTCCAGCGCCTTGTTCGTAGCGACCTTGATCCAGGGCATGGCGAAGTTGCCCGACAGCGGGAGCACCCAGCCACCCTCGTCGCTAACGGCCATCGTGCCACTGAGCGCCGTATCGTCTTCGTCCTGCAATGTCACGGTGCCCGCTGCGGTGTCGGCCATCATGAACAGACCGTATACCCAGATTTGCTTGTTCGCACCCGGTGCCGCCACAAGCACCTGATTCGCTGTACTGGCCGCCAGGTTGACGACCGCCGAGGCATAGCTGTCCACCGTCGGGTTGCCAGGCCCCTGTACAGCGCCGGGCAGTGACGTCACATCCACATCACCGATGTCCACGCCGGAATTGGCGGCCAGCTTCCCGACCGCCGCAGTGCCCGCCCCGAGAACCACCGCCTCGCTGTCCAGGGATACCTTCACGTCTCTCGCATTACTGGGCAACACCACCGGGATACTGTTGGCCGCCGTCGCCTGTCCTGTCGCCACGACCCCCAGGATCTCTACCACATCTCTCTGTTGCACAGCCATGATCTCACCCCCTACAGATACCCGAGCGCCTCGAGCCGCTCGGCCACCTTCGACTCACCCAGCCCCTCGTAGTACGTCCGGATCCACGGCGTCACCTCAGACAACCGCCGCGGCACCTCCTTCGTCCACGAGCACAGCACGATCCCCCTCGGGTCGTGAGAAGGGACCGACGATCCGTATTGCCCCGTCACCCGCAGGGACGGATAGCCATGATCGCTCACGATCATCCAGTCGTCCACGGCCGGCAGGATCTTGGCCAGGGCATCGTCACACCACCTGTAGACCTGGATCGTCTCCCGGTCCTTTTTCCACACGTGATGCGCCTTGTCCGGCCCGATGAACACCGTGGCCAGGAAATCCACACCGTCGGCCAGCAGTTCCAGCACCTTTTCCGTCTGTCGCTCCGTCGCCTCCTTGACCTCCTTCATGGTCAAGCTGAGGGTGAACGGGAGCGCCTGCGTGTAATGGCAGTTGTAATTCGTCGGCGGGAGGGTGCAATAGATGGTCAGGGCCACGGTCTTGAGTCCCTGGGCCTCCAGCTCCTCCCAGATGAATGGCACCGGAATGTCGGCGCGCGTGAGCCGCTTGCCCCGCTGTTGGTGCGGGGGAGCCTTCGCCTTGCCAGGGATCATGCGGTAGAACTCGTACACCCCGTGTTGCTCCGGCTTCAGCCCTGTGAGACAAGTGGTCCACGCCGGCGCACTGTGGGCCAGCACGTCACAGACCAGGGTCCCGTGGCCGTGCCGCTCTTTCAACCTTGCCAGTGTCGGAAGGTGCGCCAGGTTCGGATTGACGATATCCCACGTCATACCGTCCATTCCGATGATGGCCAGGCTCATTCGACCGCCCCCGTTTCTGATCCCTCGATGAAGACCTCGCACCGGTATTCCCTGCCACACACGCACGTTACGACGCCATCGATGTCTCGAATCGTCACCTTCTCGCCACACGGACAGGAAATGGATCCCCTGAATTCTAGCCATTCCCAACTGACGAGAGCATCGTCAATCCTCTTCCGCTCGCTCATCGCCTAACCTCCGGCGTGTGCGCGATCAACTGGCATTCCTGACAGTTGAAATAGGAGATATAGGCGGTATTCACGATCCACCCCGCCTCCTCGTATGTCTGCATCCAGTCCGCGATGTCCAGCTGGCAGATATGCGCCGGCTCGGGGTCTGGGAAGTAGTGCGGTGTCGCTTGCGCCACGAATCCCCCGGGCCGCAGTACCCGCTCGAACTGGGCCAGCGCCGCGTCCAGATCATACGTGTGCTCCATGACGTGACGGCTCACGATGCAATTGAAAGCGTTTTCTCCGAATGGTATGGCCTCCAGTGAGCCGGTCTTGATGTCGAGTCCCCGCTTCCGCCCCGCCTCGGCCATGGGCTCGTAGATCTCGAGACCCCAGACGTGCTGTCCCGAGAACTGGCGGAGCAAGGGGAAGTGCCGCCCGGCCGCCGCTCCCAGCTCGAGGATCGGCCAGCGATGCGTCGACGGGATGGATTGCAGCATGAGCCGGTAGCCGTCTGCGTCACCCTCGTCGATCGCATTCTGCCGCCCGTCCTGGACGAAGCGTTTTGCGTTGCGCGTCATGCGGCGATGGTGGTCGGCGTTGAGTGCTATAGCTTCGTCGAGAGTGTGGGATTCGCGTTTCACGTCGCCACCTCCGCACCCGCATACTCATCCTCCAGAATGATCCCCGCTCCGTGCGCCTCGATGGCCCGGCGGAATGCTTGGTCGAATCGTTCCGCGACTCTCTGCGCCCCCCACGATGCGCCCTTTGCCCACCTCAGCGCATCGCGCCGCGTCTGCTCCCGCAACTCGTGGTTGTAATAGAGCATGTCCAGCGCTGAGACGGCCAGGTCCTCGTCGATCTCCCCGCGGCCCACGGAATTGCCTATCGAAATATAGTGGCCCGTACAGGGGATCAGGTATCCGCCCTCGCGCCCGACCTCGGACATAGCGGCGTAATCCGTGATGATCGTCGGGGTCCCCGCCGCCTTGGCCTCGTGTGTGGATAGCTCCCAGCCACCACCGGCCGTCGTCGAGAGATGCACGTCGCAGGCGTTGTAAATGGCATTCAGCGCCTGGACGCTCACGCCCGCCTTGTCCTTCGACAGCCCGCTATTGAGCACCTTCTCTGCAATACCGTAGATCTCGCAGAGCGCCGGGATATCGTATCCCGCCTCGCGCACGAACTGCGTGTGCATCCACAGCTTCACGTCCGGCTTGTCCTCGGCGAAGCGGGAGAACACACGAATGGTAGAATCCCACCGCTTCCGCGCCTGGTTCTTGTCCACGCGCAGGACGATGAAGAGGGAGGGCTCGTAGGTGCGCATCTTCTCCGCACAGATCGCCTTGCTCGCCGCCTTCGTGTCGGCGAAGGGATAGAACTCCTCCGGGTCGTGGCCGTGAGGGATCACCTCCACGCGCTTGCCCAGGGCCTCGTCCATCTCCGTGATGACGCGCTTGCCGTACTCCGTGTAGACGATGGGGATGTCCGCGTAGCGGATCCCGTCCAGGTAGCGGGTGGGGAACGGGTCCCCGTCGATGGGCGAATAGGTGACCACCGGCACAGACCCGAGCGCCTCCGCCGCCGCGTCGTAATAGCTGGCGATGATCGGCAGGTCGTTGAATAGCCACACCACGTCCGGCTCCACGCGCGCGACCAGCTCGTTGATCCGGTGCGTGCCGTAGAGACTGGCGGGCTCCGAGAGATACGGCGCGAAGTACCAGTACGGATAGCGATCCGGGTCCCGCATGTCGCCGCTGTAGTTGAGTGCGCACAGGATGATCTCGTACTCCCCGCTGTCGGCCAGCGGCTTGAGCACGTGGTCAGTCACGCGCCCGAAACCGGTGAATACCGACGGGTCATCGCAGAAGGCCAGGAGTTTTATCATTCGTCGGCCTCACTTTTTTCAGCGATGTTATCCATAACGGTATCCATGTCCCGTATCAACAATCGCAGATTACTCATGGCCGCAACCGTCGCACCGTGTGTCAGGTTATCAAATGCTACCTGCATCTGGCCCCGCCAATATGGGATAGTAGAGCGACATAGCTGCTCGGGCGGTATTTTGTAGTGCTCCTCGTCCCAATCGGATGTCAGCTCGACCTCCCCATCTCCCGTCAGCCCTCTCAGGATTTCCAGAATACTGGCCTTTGGCGCCTTCACCTCGATGGTTATCTCTCGGCAAAGACCGCCAATCTCGAACACGTCACTTTCCGACATTTACGCCTTTCCCTCCCCTCGATTCCTCTTCGCCCTCTCCACCGTCAGGTCGATCCACCGCTTGACCTGCTCCTCGTCGAAGCCGAACTCCTCCCGCAGCACCTGGGCCCCGGCGATGATCATCTCGATCGCCACATTCCCCGCCAGCTTCTGCGCCTTCGCCAGCGTGACCATCTGCGGGCGTAACTGGTATTTCCGCCTCCCCTTGCTGCTCATGCCGCCATCCTCTGCATAATCACCTCACGCGGCGTCAGCACCGAGGCCGTCGTACACAGCCCATTCGGGTGATCGATGGGTGCCTTGCCCGGCAGGAACACGCCCTTGGGATCCATGTCGTAGTGCTCCAATAGCCTCAGCATCCGGGACTCCGCCCCCGTCGAAGCCTGCGGTTGCCCCTTCAGTGCCGCATCACCCGGCCGCCGCGCGGCCCAATCGTCGCAGATATCCCGGTCCCTGCGACCCTTCGTGGAGCTGAGCATCCGCTCCGTGTGGTTCGGCGAGAGCACCCACCGCGTTCCAATGGTGATCCCCCGCTTGGCCAGGTCCGTGTCCGACTGTCGCCTGACCTCGTGCCACGTCTGGTTGATCTCCGTACGGGCCAGGCGGTACGCGTTGTACGACACGTCCCGCGGCTGATTGGAGTACGCGCTCGACGGCACACCCTTGGGCAGCTCCCGACCTGGGAGCAAATACTTCGTCACCCGCCGCGCCAGTGCCGAGGCCCGCATCCCCTCGCTGATCCCGTTGATGATGTCACGCTCCAGCAGACTCCGTGTTCCCCAGTCCAACCGCCAGATACGATCGCTGAGCTTCAACCCGCCCATCACCCGCCGCTTGATCGCCTCCGTCACGTCGATGGCCATAGTGGGCGGCACCTGCGCGCTGAGGGCCACGGGTGGCATGTCGAGGTACTGCCCCATTGCCTCGTTCTGCGCGTTGAGGGCGTCGCCGGCAGTGGCGTAGATCAACCCGTACAGCCACATCTGGTAGTCGCCCCTGAACTCACTCATCGCCTCCTGCAACAGGCTGCGAATCTCGTCCATCTGCTCGGTCCGAAGGTTGCCCTCCGAGTCCGACGCGCTCAGTAGCCCGGCCACGATCCGGTCATTGGCCCGCTCCAGGAACGAGCGCAACTCCACCGGCGGGCGTAGTCTCTGGGCCCCGAACTTACGCCAGGCCTGGGCCAGCGCCCTCTCGTATCGCTCCTCAGCCGTTAGCCGCGCCATCCTGTTCCTCCGGCCACGCAGCGCCAGCCATCAGCTGCGCCTCGCGCTCCGCATCCACCCGCGCCAGGAGATCCTTGGCCTCCACCTGATCATACCCTCTCCGCACCAGCGCCTCCACCCGATCGATCAACCCGTTGCCCAGGTCGCGGTAGACCAGATCCGCGTCCTTCGGAATATCCCGCGGGAGGAACGATCCGGCCGTGATGTCATGGCTCACGTCCTCGATCTCCCTCGCCCTGCCCGAGGCAACCATGGCCATGCCGTTAATCCGTCGCAGTCCCTCCACTCCCTGCCTGCGCATCGAGCCCAGCTTCAGCAGCAATTCCGCCAGCTGCAGCTCCACCGAGTAGCCGCTGGGCGCGTTTTGCTCCCGCACCCGCTTGATGTGCCACTCTGGTATTTGTTCCTCTACGTTGCGCTTGCACCAGTCGATATACTCTGTCATCCCGCCGAGGTTCCCGGACCACTCCAGGAGTTCGATCCGGGGGACGACATCTGATCCGCTGATTTGGTTCGCGTACCAGACCGTCGTCGTCGCCTTGTCGTCGTGACCCTTCGTGAGAGAGCCCTTCTTGACGTTATAGGCGATCAACTGCGGCTCGGAGTGAATGCGTATGATCTCCGCCAGCTGCGACGCAATCTCGTTGACCGAGTCGATCTGGGGCAGGACCTCGGAGAACGTGGCCGCGCCGTAGTTGTTGCCGATGTCGATCAGCTTGCAGTGGACCACCGGCACGAAGCCCAGGCGATTCTCCCACGAGTTGCCTCGATCGTCGTACGCCCACAGCGTGTCGTCCATATACGTCTCGTACTTGTCCGGATAGATCAGCATCCGGTACGTGCGCAGCCGGTTGGTCTCGTCGAAGAAGTTGTAAGTCAGCTCCGCGCTCTGGATCTTCGTCGTGTCGTGCGGGTTCATCGTGACGTCGAACTCGGTCGGCGGATGCACCACGATCTGCGGATCCGTCGTCTCGTTGGCCAGCCGCAGGAACACGTCGCCGTACACCGCGCCCCACAGAACCAGCCGGTAGAGTTCCGCCTGCAGGTTCGAGCGCTGCCAGACATCTACGATCGCGATCTCGATCGGCTTGTTCTCGGCCGAGACCACCACGGGAGGACAGAAAACCCCTTCCGCGTCCAGCCTGGCCGCCTGACCGCACACGTTGAACAACGGCCTAATCTTGTGGTAGAGGATCTCCTTCGACCGCCGCGCCGCCTCGCTCTGGGTCGTGGCGCCCTGGACCACCTCGTCGTACATCCGGTTCAGGAAATACGCCCAATTGAGTTGGTAGCGCAGAATGCGGTCCTCGCGTGTCTCCTGCAGCGCGCCCACGGCCGTGTCGAGCGTGTTGCGAGACCCGAAGCGCGTGCTCAAATAATCTCGTAGTGTTGGCATTACCACATATCCACGGTGCCGACCTCTAGCTCGCCCTTTTCGGTGCTACCCAGCATAAGCTCTGTAAGTGCCCAAACGAGGGCATCCAATCTGTCGGGCGAGGGGTCCCCAGGGACCCACTGGCACATCTGGTCCTCCAGCTCGGGGAAGGATCCCACGTGGTGGACCTTCGACTGCTCGTAGAGTGCGGCGATCGGCTCGGCTCGGGTGGCCTTCCCCCGGCTGGCGTGGACCGCCTTGTAAGACACGTCCGGCTTCACCGTCCGGATGGTGAACTCCACCATGTCGCCGCCGTTGTTCACCTCGCCGATGATGCGGCCGGCCTTCCACAGGTTGTAGCCCGTGACCGCCGCCTGGGCCCACTCGCTGGGAGAGGCGTGGAGGGAGCGATCGTCTAGCACATAGCCCTCGCCGTGACCATCGATGCCGGCGACGACGATTCCCGCCTCGGCGCCCGACTCGGTCCCCGGTGGGTCTACGCCCACGACCACGCGCGCCAGGTCCGGCACATCGCGGACCCGCGCCTGTTCGATGTTCTCTCGCTGCCACAGTGCGTCGGGATTATCCTCCAGAATCTCGGCGTTGATCTCCTGCCGGCCGAGCCGGGTCCCCTCGTAGCGATCGAGGATGCGCTTCACGAAGGCGGGGGCAAGGTTGGCGATATTGTCGTACGTGCTGCCTCGTGACTCCACCACACCATCGTCGGCAATCAGCTTCTTGATGATGGGGATGGGCCGAGGAGTGGTCGTAATCACGACCTGCGGCCGCGGCCCGATGCGGAGGCCGAACTCCATCTGGTCCCACGTCTCCTGCGGGTATTTGAACTTGGCCAGCTCATCGATCCACACGGAGTCGAACTGGGGTCCCCGGAGCTGGCCAGGCTCGTCGCCGCTGAAAGAGATGGCGATCGCGCCGTTGGGCCAAGTCAACCTCCGCTTGCTCGGCTCGTACTTCGGCACGAACCACGGGGGCGAGATGTTCAGAATGGCCGAATCCCCAACCTCGATCATCGTGTCCCTGACATCACCCTTCGTCTGTCCAATCAGCGCGATGCGTCGGAATCCTGATCGCGCTCTCTCTACCACCCACTCGGCGCCGGCCACGGTCTTGCCGAACCCGCGCCCTGCGCGTAGCAGCCAGGCAAACCAATCGCCCTCCGGCGGCAGTTGCTCCGACCGGGCCCAGAATCGCCAGTCGTACCACAGCGCCAGCGCCTCGTCGTCATTCAGACTCTGTAGGAACGTCGCCCTCGTCTCTGGGTCCAGCGAGGCGATTGAGTCGGCTCGCAAGTCTATCGCGGATATCAGTCACCTCCACCACACTGGTGATCTCCTGCTTCACCTTGCGCCCACCGGTTTCCTTGGCCAGGTCATCCAGCACACCGCGGAACTCCTCGATGATGGCGGCGTTGAACTTCTCAAGATCCACGCGCTCTGCGTTGTCGCCGGAGCCGATCTGCTTCACGTCCGGCAGCCAGATGCTGCGGTACCGGCCATCCTCGGCCTGTTCGTAGAGTTGCCCCTCGACCACCCTTGCCAGGCGCTTGAGCTTCTGCACCCGTTCGTGATCCAGCGCCAGCCCGCTCTGCATGATCCTCTCCGCCCGCTCCGTCTTCCTGCGTTCGATCTGGGCGTCGTAGAGGTCCGCCCGGGCCTGCCACGCGTACCGGGCGCACCAGCCCTTGAGGGTATTCAACGATCGCGTGGGGGGTGTGTTTTGGCGCTTCTTGGTATATCGGGCCAGCAACTTGGGGAGCGAGCGTCCGGGGCCCATGCGGAGATAGTCGTTGCAGGCAACCGTAGCCCGCGTCGACTCTCGGTCTTGCCGTTCTCCTGCGAGCAATTGGACGCCCGTCACGATCCATCGCGCCCCCATCGCGCCACGCCCGAGAATAGAGAAAGGGCCTGTCCCCGGAGTGGGTTCAGGCCCCGTATATGATTACATCTTACCACAGGTTGGGGCGAATGTCAATAGCACCACAATCCGTAGGGGCTTGACAAATCATATAGTATATGCTATACTTACTATGTGGATAGAGTAGAGAAGAAGGGAGGGGGTATGGCACAGAATAAGATGATCTGGGTCTCTCCAGAAACCCACCGCAAGTGCAAAGAGCTGGCCGCGAGGATCACCCTACTCGAGGGGCCGATCACCATGCGCGATGTCGTCGAGCGCGCATTCCTGCTCCTGGAGGAGCAGATAGACAGAGAGGAGGTGCAACCCGAACGACAACCGGAGACCCCCTGAAAGAGAATCGCCGAGAGTGACAGCTCTCAGCGATTCCATCGATGGACATAGCGCCCACCGTGCAACCTCGATTCTACCACCTTTCGGGCGCCCTGTCCAGTACGGGCAGGTCCCAGTGCCTGCCCTCACACCGAAAGGATGGTACCATGCAAAAGGAAACCCGTGAAGCCCTGGTATATGCACGACAGATCGCGGAACGCGAGAACATCTCCGTCACCGCGGTCATGCTTACCTGCCACCCCGTCGAGTCCATCGAATACCTGGACGAACTCGACGCTGCGGATCGGGCCATCGAGCGCGCCACCGAGGTCATGCCCCACTGGGCCAAGGACCTCGTGGCCGACGACGACCATTACGGGTCCATAGAGGACCCGGGACTGACCTGGTGAGGGGAGAAATGACCCAACAGACACATGCCACAGACGTACACACACAACTGACGCGACTGGCGGAGCTCGAAGAACAGCGGGCCGCCGCGGCCGCCGACTTCGACATGCGCATCAAGGACATCGAGTACCAGCGCGACCAGGCCACCGCCGAACTCGACGCGGCCATCGAGCAGTGCCGGGCCTCCGTCAAAACCGGCGTCCTGGACCTCGGCCGCACCGTCAAAGTCGATGGCTGGATGGCCACTTGGAACAAACCCCGCGTCAACTGGAATACCAAGGTACTCGATGGCTTCGCCGTGGCGCACCCTGAGCTGCTGAACCTCCGCACCATCGGCGAGCCCACCGTAACCATCCGGAGGACCAGAATATGACCGAAGAGCCAACGGCCGCGGAGATCATGGAGCGTGGCCCGTATCTCGCCCACGACAGCACGGATATCATCCTATTCGTGCCGGACATGGGCGATGGGGAGGAGACGGCAGCCGAATGGCGCGAGTGGCTGGAGCATGACGGGTTCATGCGGCTCGGGGATCGGATGTGGTTCAATGATGCAGGGCCACAGCCAGATGCGGAACTACTCAAATGGCGGGAGCGGTTTGACAGCACATTCCCCGGCGTCCGCAAGATCGA